TGCATCTGATACACCTACAGAACGTGTTGGTAACAAAACACAAATTCAAGGTAAGACAGTCCATATCTCTGGAACTCTTGACGCAGTTGATAAAGCAGGTCGTAAGACTGAAACAGCTTACCAACTAGCTAAAGCAGGACAAGAACTAAAACGAGACATGGAAAAAACTATTCTTGGTAACGTAGCTCAAAGTAATGGTACTGCTGGTTCATCAGCTAGACTACTTGGTTCTATCCAATCATGGCTTGGTAGTAACTTTGTAACAATGACAGATGGTGTTGCACCAGTAGATGCTAATGGTACGAATGCTCGTACAGAAGGTTCTACAGCAGCTGCATTTACAGAAGAGAAACTAAAAGAAGTAGTTAAATCATGTTTTGTTAATGGCGGTAATCCAACTATATTAGTTGTACCACCTACACAGAAACAAGTTGTATCTACTTTTGCTGGTATTGCAGAGCAAAGATATCAAGCTCCTGCAGCTAAAGCAACAACTATTATTGGTGCTGCTGATGTTTACTTATCAGACTTCGGTACTTTATCTGTTGTACCTGACAGATTTATGACTGCTGATACAACACCTGACGCAGAACAAGCTCTAGTGCTTGACCCTACAATGGCTTCTATTGCTACACTGAGACCATTTGAGTCAAATCTATTAGCTAAAACTGGTGACAGTGAGAAACATCAAATGCTTGTTGAGTACACTCTACAAGTATCTAATGAGAAAGCACATGGTATCGTTGCTGACTTAGCAGTTTAATTTTAGGTTAAACATTATATTGCCCCTTCGGGGGCAGTATTATTACCAAATGAATAATATAAAAAATAAACTTTACAAACCTATTCTTATTACATTAGGTTTATTAGCTGTATTACCTATTACACCTATGGCACTTTGTTTATTATATGGATGGATACAATGAGAATATTTAAAGAACATAATACAGATAATGGAAAGGTTGTAGAGACTAATCAAGATGTAACTGACATCATTGAAAAGAATAAACAAGAATATAATAACAGCTCAACTAAATGGGGTGATGAGTTATTTGATAATAAGATAGCATCTATTCCAATGACTGTTGTAGACACATTAAATCAACAAGGCATCATGAGAGGGTTTCATGTATTAGACCAAAAGAAATTCTTTGCATGGTTAAACGACCCAGACAATAGATTTTTTAGAACAAAACAGGGCAGAATCTAAATGGCATTCTTTACAAATTACGCAACGCTACAGACAACTATAGCTAGTTATTTGGCTCGTACTGATTTAACAGCACAGATACCAGAATTTATTAGACTGGCAGAAAATAGACTTGTTAGAGACTTACGCATTAGACAGATGATTAAAGTTGCAACTTCTGAGACAACAGCAGGTAAAGGAATAATAGCTTTGCCCCCTGACTTTATGGCTATGAAAGATTTGCATTTACAAGGTAACCCACCACAAGTTGTTAAATTTTTATCTACAAGTAATTTCTTTAGAAACGCACAAACTGCTGTTTCAGGATTACCTAATAGATATACACTGCTAGGTTCAGAGTTTCAATTTGCTCCAATTCCTGACAGTAAATACACGCTACAAATGGTGTACTATTATAAACCACAATATTTAAGCGACACTAATTCATCTAATCTTTGGTTAGTAGAAACACCTGACTTATTGCTATACGCATCACTAGGTGAAGCAGAGCCTTACTTGATGAATGATGAAAGACTTGCAACATGGGCAACTATGTATGATAAAGGAATGATGGCTTTACGAAAAAGTGATAGTGAAGCTGAATACCCTGCTACCCCACTTACAATAACAAACTCAATAAGGTAAATTACTATGGATGAAATGTCGGACTACTTAAAAAATAAACTTCTAAACTTGACACTTAATGGAACAGCATTCGTAGGAATGAATAATCCTTATGTATCACTACACACAGGAGACCCAACGCCTGCTGGAGATTTAACAACTGAAGTTTCTGCTTCAGGTTCTTCTTATGTTAGGATGCCTGCTTCATTTCCTATTGCAGAAGGAACATCAGGTAAAGTTGAAACAGATGCAGATACTACTTTCCCAGCTGCAACCACGAATTGGGGATTAGTGAATTACATTGGTTTATGGGATGCATCTATTGCAGGTAACATGTTATATTACACAGCATTAGATACTGCTAAACTTATTGATACAGGTGATGTATTTAAAATTGCTGCAGACAATTTAACAGTAGAATTATCGTAAGGATAAAATATGGCTCTCGTATTTAAAGACCGCGTCCAAGAAAGTACAACGACTACTGGTACAGGAACAGTTACGCTTGATGGTGCACTCGGAAGCTTTCAATCATTTAGTGTTATTGGTGATGGCAATACAACCTACTATACGTTAGTATCAGGTAATGAATGGGAAGTAGGTATTGGTACTTACACATCTGCAGGAACAACTTTATCTAGGGACACTATATTAGAGTCTAGCAATGCTGGAGCTGAGATTACTTTGTCTGGAACTAGCAATGTATTCTGTACTTACCCAGCTGAAAAAGCGGTAGTACAAAACGAAACAAATACAGTTGACGCACCACAGATAAGTGCAACTAATGGAATATTTGTAAATAATTCAATCATAGGAGCTGACTATATAATTCCTACAAGTTATAATGCAATGTCAGTAAATGTAACAGTAGCAAGTGATGTAACAGTCACAGTGCCAGCTTCTAGTAAATGGGTAATCTTATAATATGGCTACAATAATTAATGCCGATACAAGTGATGGATTAAAGCTTACAGCAGATGCAAGCGGTGAATTAGAGCTACAATCAGGTGGCGTTACTCAAGTTAAAATTACTTCTTCTGGTGTTAGCAATCTAAGTATTGGTTCACCAAATACTGAATTAGACTTTGAGGTTGCAAATACTTTTGGGACAATTTATATTACTGTCGGAGACGATGCAGTTGCAACAATACCAGCACCAAAAATCATGGGGTTCTTATCAATTACTTCTAATCCACTAAGTCCTACACCACCACAAAATGGCGTTATGTTAGCAGTATATGATTGTGGAAGTAGTAAGCAAATACAAAAAGTTGTAGAGGCTTATACAGGTGGGGAAGGAGCTTTATCTAGTGAATTATACGACCTTTACAGGTATCTTGATTTAACAGGGACAGCAGGAGAAGATGATAAAGTAAGTATAAGTACACATGTTGATGGAAGTATACAAGTAGAAAATCGTCTAGGTGAAACACATACATTTAGTTTAACATTTTTGTAGGAATACAATGGAATATAACGCTGAACATTTAAGAGATAACGCATGGCTAGTTACTGAAATCAATGATGAAGGTAATACAAAAAGACATAATGTATTCTGTCGTAAAGATAAAAATACAAAAGAAACTGCTATATCTTTAATTAAAGATTATGTTGTATACACATTGCCTGAAGAAGAGGAAAATAAATAATGGCTGATATAGTCTTAAAAGGAAATACAAGTGGCTCTATTACCATTGCTTCACCAGATGTAGCTGGAGTAAATGTATTAACATTGCCTGTTGAAACAGGAACATTACTTACCACCAATACACCACTACCAGAAGTAACTTCTGTAGAATTTTCAGGAGCAGGAGATTCCTCTGGAAGTATTGCTATTGCTGCACCATATACAAATGAAATAAATACATTGACCTTCCCTGAAACTACAGGAACATTTGCAGTAGAAAACTCTCTTGGTATGCGTAACCTTATCATCAATGGTGATATGATGATTGACCAAAGGAATGGGGGTGAAAGTGCTACCATAATAAGAAATAATCAATATACAATAGATAGATTTCAAGGAAAGATGTCTGAACCATCTAAATACAGTGTTCAGCAAGTTATGGATGGTCCAGCAAATTTTTATAATAGTTTAAAAGTTACATCAGCTTCAGCTTACACTGTTTTACCGCCTGACTTTTTTGACATAGAACAAAGAATTGAAGGGGTTAATTGTGCTCGTTTAAAATGGGGTACTCCAGAAGCACAACCAGTTACCTTATCTGTTTGGGTAAAGAGTTCATTAACAGGAATATTTACTGCTTCTATAAGAAACGGGAATGCTGATAGGTCATTTCCTTTTTCTTATGTAATAGAATCTCCTGACACTTGGGAATATAAAGCAATCACTATTGCTGGTGATACAACTGGAGCATGGGCAGACAATAATAGTACAGGAATAAGAGTAAATCTTTCTTTAGGAATGGGGTCAGACTTTACTAGTGAAACTGATAGTGCTTTTACTGGTGAATGGCAGGAAGGAAATTATGCTGGTGTTAGTGATAGAGTCAATGTAGTAGGCACAGAAGGAGCTACTCTTAGCATTACAGGTTTACAATTAGAAGCAGGCGATGTAGCAACACCTTTTGAGAACCTACAATACGGACAGCAATTAGTATTGTGTGAGCGGTATTGTGAAGTCTATAATCAAAACACATCTTTGGGTACTGGACTTTCATGGACCGATACAACAACATCTACAGCTGTGATGTTTAGACAGAAAAAGAGAGCTAACCCTACAATTACTCCAAACAGTATGACTACATTTGCCGCAACTAACGGAGCTGGAGTGGGTAAAAATTCTACAAATGTTTCATCCATACGAGCAAAAAGAGATTCTGTTGAAATGCAAATAACTGTTGAAGAGGGTCTTACTGTAGGACAAGCGTCTCTAATTAGAATAAGCTCTGGTGGTTTATTAACAATTTCAGCGGAACTATAATTATGTATAAAAAATTAATTGATTTAATTACAAAGCAAGAAGCAGATGTTATTTTAAGATTATCAGACAACGCTTGTATTCCAAATGACCCAGATAACACAGACTATCAAGAATACCTAGAATGGGTAGCAAAAGGTAACCAACCAGAGGAAGCAGAATGAGTTTAAAGTTTAACGGAACAGATGGCATTACCTATAATGATGGCACACAACAATCAACAGCTTATACAGGCGAAGGTGGCGAGGGTATTCCTGAAGCTCCAGTAGATGGAAAGCAATACGGAAGACAAGATAAAGAATGGACAGAGGTAACAGGTGGTGGTGGTACAGGTGATGGTTACACTAAAGCAGAAATAGACTCACAACAATCTGCTCAAGATGTAAAGATAGATAAGAACATAGACGATATACAAATTAATGCAGATGCTATTGCAGCAATACCTGCACCTATAGATTCTTATACTAAAGCTGAAGTAGACGCACAGCAAACAACACAAGATACTGCTATTCAAGCTAACGCTGATGCTATTGCAGACTTACCAGAGCCTGTAGATGCTTACACAAAAGCTGAGATTGATGCACAGCAAACAGCACAAGATGATGTTATTAATACTAAAGC